CGTTTATAATGAGTGTGTACATTGTGCTTGACTCTATAGGCGTTTTTTCTGTAGACGACCAATGGGTAAAACTCATTGAAACTCTGCTTGTTACAGTTTATGTTGCGTATTTTGGATCAAGAGGAGTTGAAAAATACGCTCAGATAAAAGGAAAATAATATGAATTTAATTAGAAAAATAAGTATTGGTAGAGACTACAAAGACTCTGCTATGCATTATGCGGTTGGACAAGAAGTATATGGAGGTCATAAGATTTGCGACATCTTAGAAGAAGATGACAAATACAGAATCTACATATCAAAAAACAACGAGGTTCTACCATGGAAGGACTTTAATAAAAACATGGCAATAAGTGTTGAATTTAATTTAGAATATTAATGAGAAGTTTATACAGCTTTATTGTAAAACCAAAATACGACCTAAGATACCAAAACACTAAAAAAATACAAGACGTAAACCTTATTTTAAATACAGAAATGTCAAATCATAATTTTGTAAATAGAATAGGTGAGGTTGTTGAAACACCCATAAATGGTACTACTGGAATAAAAAAAGGAGATGATGTTCTTTTACATCACAATGTATTTAGAAGGTTTTACGACATAAGTGGTAAGGAAAAAAATAGCAGGTCTTATTTTGATGAAAATCAGTTTTTTGCAGAAGAAGACCAAATATATATGTACAGGAGAAAAGACTCTTGGAAGCCGTTAGAGGGTTATTGTTTTGTAAAACCAATACAAAATTCAGATAACTTGAGTTTGGCTAAAAAAGAGAGAAACATAGGTGTTGTAAAATATATCGACAATTCTCTTCAAAAAAATGGTATAAAATTAAATGATTTAGTCGGGTTCACGCCCTACAGTGAGTTTGAGTTTGAGATAGACAATGAGATACTGTATAGGGTGAAAGCGAGTTCGATGTGTATAAAATATGAACATAAAGGAGACAAAAAAGAGTATAGTCCAAGCTGGTTATAAGGCGGTAGAAGAACTAATCAAAGTAGCTGAAGAAAAAATTATAACCAATACAGAGGATGATGTATCTGCTGATAGATTAAAGAATGCAGCGGCAACAAAGAAGCTTGCAATTTTTGATGCTTTTGAAATACTCAATAGAATAGAGGAAGAAAAAAACATCCTTGAAAACAAACCTAAGGATACGGAAGACAAAAAAGTATTTAAAGGGTTTGCGGAAAGGAGGTCTAAATAATGGCTTACCAACAAACATTATATAAAGTTGTTGAGCCTATAAGAATAAATACATTAACTAGGCTCAATAAAAAGAAAGCTTGGAAGTATGGCTACGATAAAGAACATGACATTGTAGTTATAAGCAAGACAGGACAAATAGGGGAGATATACGAAATACAAAATCTAAGAATAGCTCTACCTAAATCTCCAGTAAAAGTTCCTAAAGGCGCAAACAAGTGGGTTGCTGAAGAGTATCCAAGAGAGCTGAAGCAAATAAAAAGTATCTTTGATTGGAAGGAATATCCAGAAGAGTTCAAAGAAAAATGGGAGGATTACATTAATGAAGAATTTGAAAGACGCGAAAAAGGCCATTGGTTTTCCAATAATGGTACTTATACTTACATTACTGGCAGTCATTACATGTACTTGCAGTGGACCAAGATTGATGTTGGCAAACCAGACTTCCGTGAAGCAAATAGATTATTTTTCATTTTCTGGGAGGCTTGCAAAGCCGACTCAAGGTCTTATGGAATGTGTTACCTTAAAAATCGTCGATCTGGATTCTCGTTTATGTCCTCGGCTGAAACTGTCAACCTTGCCACGATTTCATCTGATTCACGATTTGGGATATTGTCCAAATCTGGGTCTGATGCTAAAAAGATGTTCACAGATAAGGTTGTACCAATATCGGTTAACTACCCGTTCTTCTTCAAACCGATACAAGACGGTATGGACAGACCAAAAACAGAACTCGCATATAGGGTTCCAGCCTCGAAGCTTACAAGAAAATCAATACAAAACAAGGAGAGAGAAGTTCTCGAAGGTCTTGATACAACAATCGACTGGAAGAACACAGGGGACAACTCGTATGACGGTGAAAAACTTGCGTTACTAGTTCATGATGAAGCTGGTAAATGGTTAAAGCCAGACAATATATTAAATAACTGGAGG